ACTATCAAACACTTGATAACGACCGCCAACTTGCCACGCGCCGTCTAAAGTAAAGCGTTTATTGCCACCACCAACTTGCCACGTGCTATTGAGTTTTAAACCATGAGTTAACTTGTGTAGCTTGGGTAAACGATGGTGAACCCCTAAACCGCTTAACGTTTTAAAGGCTTCTACTGTAGTCGCACCTTCAGCTAATACGCCAGTTTCTCTAAGTTTAAAGCCTAATGGTTTTTTACTTACCGCGCCCCCAACTTGCCAGGTGCTATTGAGTTTTTGATAGCCATTGAGCGTTACCACTTTGCCTAAACGTGTTTTATACGGATAAGCAAGGTCAATCTTCTCGATAAAGCTCGTTTCTAAGGTTTGTGGCTGTGTTATTTGCGTGCTTGAGGTGACAAGTGCATGACTATCAACCACTTGATAACGACCGCCAACTTGCCACGCGCCGTCTAAAGTAAAGCGTTTATTGCCACCACCAACTTGCCACGTGCTATTGAGTTTTAAACCATGAGTTAACTTGTTTAGCTTGGGTAAACGATAGTGAACCCCTAAACCGCTTAACGTTTTAAAGGCTTCTACTGTAGTCGCACCTTCAGCTAATACGCCAGTTTCTCTAAGTTTAAAGCCGTTTAATTTTCGTTTGCCAAGACTGTTTTTATACGGGTAAAAAATATTAATTTTTTTGCTATCAAGCAGGGTTGAGAGCAACGTTTGTGTGGCGGTAATTAGTGACGTTGACGTTATCAACGCTTTACTTACTATACGATCTGATACGCGCCACGCGCCGTTTAACGTTAAGCCTGGTTGATTTAAGTAAGGGTAAACGGTGCTGACAGTTGTTTTGTTTACTACCGCAGCACTGCTTATCTTGCATTGCGTAAGCTTTACCAGGCTGGAATAAGGATTTTTGATGCCTACTTTCCAAGTGCTGTTAAGTTTTGGCGGCGGCGGTATATAGACACCACCCACCAACTGCCCTAACTTCCAGCGTGCATCAATTTTTAATTTGGAAATTGAATTATAAGTATTTAATTTTACAACAGTTTGCCCAATCGTTACGCCTACTGTGCCACGCGCTAAGTCGTTACCAAGCTGAGTGTATTGGTTGTCATTACCAAGCTGCCACAGATAATTTTCTTTTTCAGAAATACGCAAGCCGCAAGGATTTACAAAAATGGCGGTATTTTTTTGCAGCAATAAGGAGGAATCAAGTAGACTTTTTTGCCATAACAAAAGCAATAATCTAAATTTAAAAAAAGGTGAAATTCTGGCCGGTAAAATCGTTCTAAACACTGACATTAATTTAGTAAAATTACTCATCTCAAGCGAGTAATCTAAAATTATTTCAACGCGGCTGGTTAAGTATTTGTCCGGGTCATCGGCATGTAACGATGCAGGGTACAGGCTTAAAGGGTAAGGCTGATGCTTGCTCTGCATCATCTGCTCTACGTCGCAGAGGTTTGGGAACAACATCTGCAAGTAAGTTTTTAAAAAATGTAAGCCGCGCCCGTCATTGTCACGAGACTTCCAAGCGCGGTATAAATAGCGCGTTGCGTCCTCTTCTGTTGAACCCGGTAATAATGCTAAACCATCTGTGTTGACATTGCGCCTTACTAAATCAAAAGTGCCTAAGTGCGGCATACCTAAAACGTTGGCATCGTGTACATCGCTGGCAATGCGCTCAAATAAGTCTATAAAAAGCTGTTTTAGTTCAGCTTCTAGGTCATCATTAGCAAAGCTAGCTGCTAGTGGCGCTGCGCTGGGTAACGTAATGTGTGGCTCAAGAGATGAGGTCATAGTAAGCCTAAAATATTAGGGGTTATCATCTAGCCTCTTCCTTGCTAAGTTAAAATAATATAGGTCAAGCTCACAACCAATAAAGTTTCTGCCTGTGTTCCTACAGGCCACAGCCGTAGAGCCGCTGCCTGAAAACCCATCAAAAACAGTTTCGCCTTCATTTGAATAGGTTTTTATAAGCCATTCACACGCCTCAAGCGGTTTTTGAGTAGAGTGCAGGGATTTGTAATTTTTATTGCTAAATTTCTGGACGCTGAGCGGGTGGCGTTCACCGCTGGCGTTTTCGGTGAGTACTGCCTTGTGGGTAATATAAATGGGTGCCCTACTTGCACTATTCTTCTTTTTGTAAGGCTCTCCCTCGGTCTTTTGTGGGTTATACGTGGATTTATTAATTCCTGAGACAAACACACCGATAAATTCATGCGCTCGTAACGGGCGTTGATTTGCACTTAAAAAACCAACCGCTCTTGTTTTATGCCAAATCAATTCATAAGTTGATTTAAAAGGACTTTTCGAGCGCAAATCAGCCAGCAGGTTAAAATCTGCAAAGGTCACTAATACGCCGTGCGGTTTAAGAACCCTTTGGCACTCTTTCAGCCACGCCGCAAAGTCAATGCGCGGGGTTTTGTCGAAGGCTAAATTCGTGCAGTAGTAGGGAGGATCAGTTAAGCACATATCGATTGAGTTGTCGGGCAGCCCCGCCATAAACTCCAGACAGTCTTGGTTATGCAAGTCAATCATGGCTTAACCCCAATGCGCATTAACAACATTAAAGCTATTTACGCTAATTATTAAGCTTTTAGGTGTCATTATTGTCCAGTTTTCTGGATGATAAAGTGCGGTTCTTTGTGGGATAGTGACTTTAAAATCACTTTTATTATCAACAGATAACGCGGGGATTTTTAAACGTAAAAGGTTATAAATTTGTTTGTATAAAGGTAAATTTCTGCCGCGTTTTGAGTTATCCGCTTCCGTGCCAAATTCTGCTAATAAGGCGGTGATTATTTGCTCTCGCACTACATTTGCAGGGTAGCTGGTGGGTATTTCAGCATCAATTTCAACCAATAAATTGGTTTTAACCGGCGTGTAAAAACGCACGCGATATGAATTATCTGCTTCGTGTATTTTTTGTCGAATTGCTTGTTGAACACCCGTAAGCAAGTATTCAGGGATAAGATACGGCTGTTCGCCTTCAAGTACACTAAGCTCTTCGCCTGTTAATGAAACGACCGCAACAAAGAGCGTGTTAATATTGTCTACGCTTGCACCGCGCACGGGTTCCTCAATACTTTCGTTCCAAATCGATAAAAATTTCAAATCGTTAAACGAGCGTCTTATTAAAAAATCAAACTCGCCTAAATAAACGGCGGTGTGATTATAGACTGACGGAAACTTGCATAAATCGCGCAAGGTACTAATGTCGGGCTGGTCGCTGCCGCTTATTAAGACACTGTCGGCGGTAAGCGTGACAAAATTATCATAAGGTGATAGTAGGTATTCAAAAGCAAAACCTTGCTCGGTATCTAAGTCAATATCACCGTCTGTATAGCCTAACGTTAACGTATACACTTCACCTTCCTTGGGCTGTACACCTACAACATTGCGATACCCTAAGCGCACATAAAGCTGTTTTCTATCATCAGATTCAACATGAAAGACGCGCTCATCGGGTAAGGTGTTGACATAGCGTTCTCGGTATTCATACGCATTACCGGCGCTGTCATTAAGAGCAATACTGGCTATGGCTTGTCCACTGCTGTCTTCAGGAAGCAAGATTGCGTAAAAGGGCACGCTGTTGACAACAGTATGCTCAATCATTTTCACTGTAAGTTGATCACATTCTACATAACCCGTACTGTTAGCCGGTAAAGTTATGGGCGTTTCTACACGCCACTCATAGCCGTTTGAATCATGTAAAACGCGCTGATAGCCTAGGCTGTATGGACGAGCATTAGTGTTAACGACTTTGATTTTTGCCCGTGTCGGTGTAGCTTTGCTGATAATGCCTCGCAATGCGGCATCTGCCAAAATAGTGCTGTCTCGCATTTTTAAAAACGGCTCAGCTAAAGCGGTTTCAATTTGCCCAGAAAATAACCCAAGCATTGTTGCCATAGCATCTAAATGTTGCAAAATACGCGGGTCTTCGGCTTGATAAAGCGGAGCTATTTTTGGGTACGAAGCAATGGTGTCTTTAATGACTTGCTGAAAATCGGCTTTAGTTAGCATAAGATGAAGGTATGGTGAGTGCAGTGCCAGCGATGTCTAGCACGAGGGTTAATTTATCAATCCCATTTGGTATTGCGTATAAATTGACACTGCCTTGCTGCAAAATCGCAAGCATAGGCACGTCTTTTTTAAGTTTTTTGAGAAATGTATCGGCAATGCCAACCGCTTGCGGGTTTTGCAATAAAGCTTTGCAATCGCTGCCATAATCTGAGCCTAGATAGCTGCCTACTGGCGTATTAAGCCAATGCCACACCATTTTTAAAATGTCTTGTCCGGTGATTGATGCCATTGCTCCTCCTAAATAAAAACTAGCTTAGCAAGATAAACTTTGACTATTGGGCGGTTTTTCTTAACTGCGTGTTTTCAGATAATCAGCCCTATCCCACGCGGCTAATGAGCAAAGCGTCATAGGGATTGACATCTCCGTGTAATGGCCGTCTTTAGTGATTGGGGAACTAAGTGGTAAGCCTATTGATTCAATGACTAGCGGGGCATAGGTGCGTGATTTATACGTTAAACCAATAAATACCGGTGCTAAGGAGGGCAATATGGTATCTAGTGCCTTTTGTGTAGTTATGCCGCTGTTAAGTGTATTAAGCGCGTTAATTGCAACGGAATTTTTTGATAATTCAACAGGTAATGCCCATTTAATAAGTTGATCAACGGGGCTTTCAACTTCGTTTGACGCATTCATCCACGCCCTAAACAAGGCAGTGACTTGCAGTTTTACAGGCGGCATTGATGAGAATGTTTGCATGGAGTTAAGTTTAGTTAAGCCGGTGCGCCCTTCCACCGCTTTCACGGCACTGGTTAAGTTATCAGTTAACCCAGACCCAGACCCACCAAAAAAACTGGCGGCTTTAGTTATCATGGGCTTTGCAGCATCAATAACGCCTACTGCTTCACCTGATTGAGCCATCGCCGATAAACTTGGCTTCATGGTGTCTGGACTCATGTTTTCAAAGGGCGATTGCCAATTTAGCGTCATGTCAAGATTAGACTCAGTAAGCGGGGCTTTAACTAACGTGTCCCCAACTTGATTGCCGTCTTTATCCACTTCAAAAAAATAGGCAAGTAAATACGGGTTTAGCCCGTCCCAGACAGAGGATAAAATAGCCATTTTTAGTGTGTTAATGAGTATAAAGAAAATGGGCAATACCTAGGCATTGCCCATTATGGTGATTTACATGTGCGATTTTCTACGCATCCGCATAGATTTCATGCGTCCCATCATGGCTTTGGCAGAATGACTTTTCATGTGCATTTTGCGAATGGCCATTTTTTGCTTACCGCTTAACCGTACCGAACCAGACAATCTTTTTCTGATACGCATTTTTTTACCGTGTCTTACCGCCATCACGTTTTTAAACGTGCTATCAAAAACAGCTTCATCATCTTTCTGCGCAAACGCAAAATCATTCATTTCAGCAATGGCGTCATCTTCGTCCGGTAATGATCCTGTGACTAAATCCATAACGCGATCAGCTGCGTCGTCGTCCCAATCATTTAGTAGCAAATCAATGTCATCATCATCAACACCTTTGCTTGACATATAATTCCAAGCATTATTTAAAAGTGCTTCAAACGCATCGGCTTCGTCTTCGTCTATTTCGCCATTTTTGTTATCGTCAATAATGCCGATTAACAACGCTTGCAGGCGTAACGCTGCGCCTTCGTTGTCATCTAAGTCATCCGATTCACACCATGTTTGCACGGCTGCCGACGCTTTTAACTTAAGGTCTTGCAGGGTGTACGTTGCCAGGGACGCATTGCCCACACTATCAAAAATAACCGTGGTTTTTTTATCGGGCGTTGGCTTTTCTTGCTGCGCCATCGCTTGTCTTAATAGGTCTTGTAAGCTCATTTTGTCGCCTATTTGGTATGTGTTTGCGTGACATAGATTTGTCTTACTGTGCCGTCAAAATGCAGCCAATAATTAACATCCATCCGATCATAAGGGCGTTGTTCATTTGCCATAACTTCATAAACAAACGCATTGCCCTCGCCTGGCACCAACCATCCCGCTGAAAGTGCTGCGTCAAAAAAATCAGCTAAAAATTCATCCATGCGCTTAACAGCCAAATCCATGGGGAGCTGTAAAACGTCTTTTGCATAGGTGGTCACTTTGCTGTCAACATCGCATGACATATCTGAAACGGCGATCAATTTTTTCAAGCTGTTTTCAACTTGTGCGCAAGTGATTGAGTCACGAAAAACAAAACGACCTCCGCCAGAATAGGTTTCAAAAAGCACGGGGTTGAGTTTGGCTCTAGCCAATTTGTTTAAGTCTTGATCCGTGGGCGTTAACGTCTGCACGATGCCAGTTCTTTGCAGTGGATAATCACGGCCAGCAATTGGGAAATTTTTTGGCGCAAAGCCTTTGCTGTTTGTTTGTGCATTGCGCAAACACCGTCTTGCAACTTGGAAGCCTGACGTGCCGTAAAAACCTTTGCCATTTACGTGCGTAGGATCATCAGATTTAAGCGGTGCATAATAAGCTTGCAAAAGGTGTGCGGTAGGGCTTGCACCGAAATTTAGCTGCTCTACAAAAGCAATCGCTGCATCAATACCCAGCGAGCCATCGACATCAAAAATTAGCTGAGTATTTGTTTCAAAAGCTAATTGTGCCAATTCGGCTAGAAGCGCTACATTTTGTGTGCCTGCTGAGATTAAATAACCAAAATTAAAAGGCGTGTATTGCAGCTTAGCGCGTGCAGTGCTGTAATCTGTTGAAGTGTAAGCCGTGCCGTGCTCTTCAAAACAAAGCAAAGTATCAGATTTTGCCCATTTGCTTTGGCCGTTAGTCGCAAAGCCGTAAGCATCTGACGTAATAGCTACCTCATGCACGGCACCGATTTCAATTTCTATTGAATCAGTTAAGCGTGACACTAAATCTGGCAAATAATCAGAAACACCGTAATCATCGTGCGATAAAGGGTTTAGCGAGCCATAAAATTCAAATAACTTTTCGTCTAAGCTGTCATAAACAGATAAAGTGATTTTGTCATTAGCTAAATTGACACCGCCTGACGATTTAGGTTCGGCATGAAAAGAAAATTTAATGCCGTCGTTGAAACAATCTAAATGTTTGAGTGCAATAAAAAAATCAGCCGGTAACGTTGTGCTGGTTGAAAAAACAAAATCTGTGCCTACGCCTGCTGTGGCAACAGCATATTTAATCACGGCTGCTGAAGTAATTAACCGCTGTACCACCGCTTCATACGCACCTTGGTTTAAGGCTTCGGTAACATGAATCCACGCTTCATTTAACACGCTGGTACGCATTGACTCGCCGCGTCCTAGTTTGCGTAACACATTGCCTGCATTAACTGAAAATGGCTTGTCAATGCGTCCGCGTGTTGAGCGCATAATTACGCCAAAAGTTTGATCTACCGCCACTGAAGCGGGTATTTCTGAGTTATCTCTTAGCACATTGAGCTGTACGCCAGACTCAGAGCCAAGTTGTCTAGTAAATGCTTGCATTAGTTGTCCCCTTTGGGTTCAGATTTGGGTTTAGATGGTTCTTTAATCACGTTTGGCGCTGGTGCAACAGCAACCACTGCCGGAGCAGGGGTTAACTCTTCCAAGGTTACGGCGTGATCATGCTTGTTTAACATTGCAATTTGTTCTAACGATGATATTAAGCGTGCTAAGTCTGCATAGCTTCTTATCAACGCAGTGCCTTGCCCTGTAAGGGGCTCTAAAAAAAGACCCACTTCAGGAAAAGACAAATTGCGCGGTAAATGATTTGTTAGCTTAATCACCAAGGGGAACTGACTGCTTGCCAGTTTCTCGATCAAATCGGCATTAGTAGGTTTTGCGCCAATCAACAGGGTTGTACTCATAGCAATTCCTTAAGTTAAATTGACAAGATTAATTAACGCGCAGCCTAATGAGCTTTGCGCATGAGGATTAACTGCCGTGAAATTGCGGGCATAAAAAGCGGCTCCAGTTTTTAAATCCATATTGACCGCAAGAGGAATAACCGAAGGTGCGACTGCATCGCCCAAAATAAACGGATTCCTGGTTACGTCGGTTGCGCGACCGATACATAAAATGCTTGCCGCTTGACGACCGTTTACAATAGATTCTGGCACTAATTTTGGCGTGTAATACACATCAAAACGGCCAAACAGTTTACCAATTCTGTAAATACCTGGACGCGCTGAAATACCGGAAGGAATAAAGATAGTAGAAGGCATTGAAAGCATCATTGACGCTAAGAATTTACCGACATACATATGCGTAACGCCATGATTCATGGTGTCATTAGCCATTTGTTGGTCTACTGCACCTAAAGGCGTAGCAATATCTTGGAACATTTCAGCGCGGGTTTTGGTGTTATTGACCGACCAGAAAAAATCAAAATCTATCGTATTATTTACGGCTAAACGCATTGCCATTCCTAAGACTTTGTAATGACGTTCGTTTGCGAATTGTTGCTGGATGCCGATGACGCTTTCTGAATACGGGTCCAAGCCCAACTCGTTTGCCATTTGCGTGCGGCTATCGATGGTTTGTTGTGTGTAAACGCGCCAAGGATTAGCGTATAACTTAAACACGTTAACGCTAGTAATGATTTTTGGCGTAATGTTAGGATTTCTTTCGTAATCAAGAAAAGCCTCAACCACTAACGAAAACGTGCCCGGCAATGCGGGGGTGGTTGTTAACGCAATTTCTCCGTTTTCAGTATTGATATAGCCTGCAATGGCGTAATCCACACCAAGTACCGTTGCTTTACCGCTCACCGAAGAATTTCCAGAGCCTGTTGACTCCACTTCACGCGCGACCACTTTTCCTTGAACATAGACTAAACTTCTGCCTCTTAATAACTGGCTAGTTGGGGCTGCGGGATCGCACGTTTCTTCCGTGTCTTGAATAATAGTAATTTTTCCCGTTGCATTACCCGCTGCATTAACGTCACATTTGTGTATCCGTGAAGATGATATGTAGGCATCGCCTGAATGGATTCCGTCTAATATCGCGCCCGCCTCATATTGGCCGAAAGCTGAATCAGTTTGATGTTCCAGTACGGCTAAACGGGCTTCGTTACTGCCTATATCAGCTGGTAAATAATGAACAAAAGGAATAGCTTCACTCATCATTGTTAAAATAGCCACAATAGCCTTATTAGGCTGTAAGCTCATTGGATCTGACGCATTATTGCTGGCACTGTCTAACGTAGGTAACTGATACTTACTTCTAGCGTCACTGGTCACGCCGTAGGCAGAATGTATTGCTTGCTCAACGACATCGGCAGGAATGCTGCACCCATGGGCGTTTTCATAAATACTAATTCCGTCTAAAATAGCTTTTGTAATGGCGCTTTCGCCAAGCTCATCCATGACAATTTGTAAATTTTCGGGAATCGTCACGCCCTCATCAGCTATGCTGGCTTGAGTGTTTACTGCATCGTAAGTGCCGTTTTTTGTGACATTGTTTTTTAATGCTTCGGTATAGCGAGACACTTCAGCTGTAGAAGTGCGCTGATAATCAGATTGAATGTTGCTCATAAATAACCCTTCTTGTTAAAAAAATAGACGGGTTAATTATTTATGTTAAAAAATGCTGATTTTGTTGGATTTTCCTGTTTGATAGGCTGCAAAGAGGCGAAACAGAAGGCACAAAAAAACCCGCTCAGGGCGGGTTTTATTTTGGTTAAGGCACAAAAAAACCCGCTCAAGGCGGGTTTTATTTGGTTATTGAATATTACCTGCAATCATTTCGTAGGATTCCAATTCGATGTCTCCATCTTCATCGTATTCAACAGTATGCTTGCGAACATAAAAGAAATTTTCAGCGGCTTCTCTGGCATCGTCATCTGATTGCCAGAGGCAGCCCTCTTCGCCTATTACTTGTATGTTTTCTAGGGTACCCTCTTCAATGGCTTCCTTTAAAGCTTCAAGTGCTTCTTGCTCAGTTTCGTAGGTAGCAAAGTCACCGTTGCTTAAGTCGCCTACTGTATAACTAATTGTTTTCATTATTATGTCCTGTTGAGTTTTCGTTAGTCCCACGCTCGATCATAAGATGCGTGGGGTGTTTTCCTGTTTTGAGCAGGAAAAGTTCCCAGTAAGCGAACGGAATCTCTGTTTTCCGTTCGCTTTGTCCTTCCCACCTCTGCCAGGTCACGGTTGTGACTCCGACGAGACTGGCGGCTTCCCGTGCCGAGAGCCCGGCGGCTTCCCTTGCCGCCCTGATGGTTTCGGCGTTGGTCATGCCGCCGCCTCCAGATTGGTCAATCATGGTCTTTCTCCAAAAAAACGTTTTTCATTTTGTTTCTCCTGTTATTGCCCCATTTCTGGGGCGTTGTTGGTTAGGCTTAATTTTTTTGTCCTGCTAAAGCTCGCAGGTGGGTAGGGCTGAGTCTTGGTTGGTCGGCTAACGCCCATAATAATCCGACCCTGATAGGTGCAGTTTTTAAGCAGGCTGCTACCACCTGCATCTTGCATTAGCTCATATTGCCTCCCTGCTGTTCGTTCAGCATTCTTTGAAAGCCGTCGTCCATGACGAGCTTTCTGATTGCGCCGATATAATCGGCGTTGGTTTCCTCATGAAGAGGTTCGTACACCGCATAGGTGTACTCATAACCTGCGGTGCCGCAGGACTCAGCGCCAGTTAAAAGCTGGCGTTTAAAAGAAACTTCAACGTCTTTTGTGAAGACGTCTGAGTTAAAGTTTTCTTTGGGGATCATACTGTCCTTGATGTAAGGACAGTAAGCTACCGCTTCGCAGCGGTAGCCAAGTCTTTTGGGGATAATATCCCCAGCAATTATTGTTATTTTCATTGTCTTAATCCTAAAAATGCTTAACCGGAGTAGTTAAGTTGTGTCTATTATATCCAATGGATATAATTAAGCAAGCAAAGAATTAATTAAAAGTTAAAATAAATCAGCAAGCATAAAAAAACCCGCCTTGAGCGGGTTTATTAGTTCTAATGATAGACAACCCGATGACGCAATGTTTTGCGTCCATTAGGCTGTCTAATTTACGTTAGG